CCTAAAACTCTATAAATCTTACCCGCGCTATTGCCCGCGCCGTCTTTTACCGTTATTTCGTAGGTTTCGCCATCTTTGGCTTCAAACTCGAACGCGCTATTAAAGACCTTTATCGTTCGTTCTTCGCTAGCGCTTTTGTAAGTTACGAAATAAAACAGCGAATTGCCTCTCCAAGCTAGAGCTAGCATAGTTTTTATATTTTTGGCCGCATCGTATTTTAAATATTCGCTTATTCTTAGATTCCGCACGCCCAGCGACGAATAGTCCGTAACGCTTATATTTTCCCTATCGTCGTAAATATCCTCGTTGTATTCTATCGCCGTAATATGGCGCGTAAATTCGCCCGAAGTAGCTATCTTTAAAATTCGGTATAATTTAGAAGCCTTATTAATCTCGCCGAATGCGTAGTTGTCGTATTTTCTAAAGACGCTTCCGTTTAAATTCAGCCTTAGTTTATTCGGGGCTAGGATTTCTAAAACCTCGAACTCTTTGATCTCGTTTACGTCGTTTTTGATTTGGATAGCGTATTTTGCGCCGCCTACGGTATCTAAATCTCTATCTAAAATAACGAAATCCGCGCCGCTATCTTCTAGTAATCTACCGCTAAAGCCGTATTGTGGCGTATCGTGGCTAACCTTGATAATATCGCCGTATCTGCAAACTAGACTATCTTTGTCGGCTTCAAACTCTATCGTTTCGGTTAGATAGCGATTGCAATTTAAAGTAAAGCGTCCGTAAGCCCTAGCCTGAGCCTCGTCCGTGCAGCCTACCAGCGTAACGGAGCTTTTATTGCTTACGCGCGAATTATCGGCGGCTATTTGCCCGACCGAAACGACGGAAGGCTCGTAATCTTTATTTTTATCATAATAAGTTATCTCGATAAAATTCGCCCTATCTACCAAAGGGAGGAAATTTTGCTTAAACGTATCGCTTAAGATATTGCCCATACCGAATAAAAAGCTTTGAGCGGGAATTAGTCCCGCTTTTTCTATTATTACGTCGAATTTAGAACCCGCTTGAAGCACGGACGCGCGACCTAGCAAACTAACCGTATCTAAGGCCTTTCTAACGCTTAATTCGCTATCGAATACGATATTACATCTTAAGCTCTTTTCTTCGCAAAAATTAGCCCATTCGTTGAAACTAGGCATTATGCGCGAACTCTCCACGCCGCTATCTTCTAAAATCTTACGACAGATACGAGAAGGGTTGTCGCTATTAGCCGTTACGACCGCGCTAATTCTAGGCGCGCCGCCGTTTAGCTGATCGGTCGCTAACGCCCTAATAGCTAGAAGCGCTGTTTTAGGATAAATAAAATCGTCGCTTACGGTTTCGGTTACGTATTCTAAATAACAATCGCTTGCGTAACGGCTGCCGGTATCGGGCGCGGTTTCGAATTTAGCCCTAATGTTATATTTATTAGGCGGTAAATCATCCGCCTTAAAAACTCGCCTAAACGTGGAAGTCTGCGCGGCGGTTACTACCGCATAGGAAACGCCCGTAGGCGGGTAGTCGGCTAGCATTTGCGCTCTAGCTTCTTCAGGCGTCCCCGCGTATGTTTTGCCTCTAAATTCGTAAATATTCTTGTGTATTAGCCTAAATTTTATAAAAGGGCTTATATCCGCGGGAACCATGTTTAAGGTTTGCCCCGTTATCGGCGTCCAGTTTTCGCCGTCGGCGGAGTATTCTACCCTCACGTTTACCGAGTATCCGTCAAGCCCGCCGTTATCGTTGGCGTAATAAAGCCCGCGCGGGAAAACTAGAGTTACGGATAGGCTCGTTACGAAATTACCGTCCGTTTGAGCTAAAGAGTAAGATAAATCGGGGTTTAGCTTTTTGCCTATGTTCTTATCGTAGCTAGTATCGTTAAAATTAGAGATTATATTTTGGTTATTAAGCCCGTTTCTAATCTCGTAAGTCACGCTTTTAAAATTCTCTATCGGCTCGTCGTTTATCTTAATCTCGCTCGCGCTTTTTATTTCGCCGTCGTTTAGCGCGTAAAGGCCGTTAAAATATTGCTTGTCGCCCTCGCTGATTATATAAGAAGCGATTAGCGGCGGAGTTATTTTATGCATCCCGAAAACCTTAGGTACTACTTGAGCCTGCATAGCTTGGTTTGTAGGCTTATTCCAGCCGTAGGTATTGGAGTTTTTAAAATCCATCCTATCGAAGTTAGGCATAGACGGCTTAGGCATAATAGCCGTAAGCAAAAGATTACCGACCATAGCGATGCCCGCGGCTAGCGCGTACGTTCCAAACCCGGCGGCCGCAGCTCCCGTTCCGCCTATGACGGTTCCTAACATGTGCGCGGCGGCATAAGGCGCGGCGATAGCTATCGCGATAGAAGCCACGATGCCTAGAATCTTCTTACCGCCTCCGCCTCCGCCTTTAGGCACGATAGCGATATTTACTACGTCGCCGTTTTCAAGCTCGAAAAAGCCGCTTTGTATAACGCTATTTTTAGAAATTACGAGATCGTAAATTTCGTTATCGTATTTTAATTCCTTTAAAATTTCGTCGATATTTTTATACTCTCCGCTAGCTAGTATCGTTCTATCTAAGGGATTTAAAACGTTATTGTAGGTTATTATTTTATTTTCGGTCATAATAGCCCTCTATCAGCTTTTCGTAATTAGCTAGCCGTTCTACGATAGCGCCCGTTTGCGACGTGGTATGTAAAATATGATTTTCGTCTATCATATACCCGAAATGCGTTACTATTTTGGGGTGGTTCATATCGTAACGCAAAGCTACGCAGACGCCTTTGCGCTTTTCTACCTTGCGCCAGTTTTTCGAAATTTCGTCTAGAAATTCGCTAAATACGAGTTTAGCTCTATCGTGCGGAGCGCGCGCCGGCGGTATGATTACGCCGCGCTCTATCTCGTAGCACTTTCTCACCAAAGCAAAGCAGTCCATTTCCTCAAACGGAGCGCCTATTAAATCCCTTATCGTCATTTCTTATACCCGCCCGCAATTCCCAAGAATCCGCCGAAGCGCGCCGAATTATTCTTAGCCCTGCAGCTAGCCAAGGTTTTATCGCAACGAGTTTCTAGCCCGTTATATCCGCACTCCTCGCCTCTAAATTTAAATACGCAATAATCCTTATACATCTTGCGCGGCGGATAGCTCATATTAAAGAGATTGCCCGCGCCCAAATTAAAGGTTACGGCCTTACTATCGGAGCTAAAGTCGGTAAGCTCGAAAAACTCCTCAAGCACCGGTTCGCTTAAATCTTTTGTATTAATCACGTAAATTTTGGCTTTAATAGTAGAGTTTTCCGCGCCGTGCGTTTTTAAATAATTATCGTAAGAGTTTATATAATTTTGCATAGCGCGGCTAGTGTTATCGATACTTAGATTAAACTGCGGTATTTCGCCCTTAGCCGTTTGGATTTCGCCTATACTAAAAGGAAACGCTACGAATTCCTCGCCTCTAAAGGTTATATTCTCGCTATTGTTTATTATGCGTACCGTAGGCGTTTCGGGGATAAAAATTTCAAGCCCTACCAAAAGCGCGCTATCTGAAGCCGCGGCGTTTAAATCTTTTATCGTAGTTAGCTTCATATCTCTACTATCTCCACTTTTACCGCGCAGTGGTTTTGCATATTGTCGTCGGCTTTTAAATCGTCCATAGAAAATACGCAAATTTTAGTTTCGTCCTCTAGCGGATAACGAAATTTAAAAGCCCGCCCTTGGTTTTCTACGAAAAAATCTCTTAAAATTTTAAACTGCTCCGCGTTTAGGGCGGGGTAATTTAAACTATACGAGCTTTTAGGCTTAGTCCATTTTTTACGCGTTATCGTATAGCCGCCGTCGCTTGAGCTTCTATGCGTAGGATTGCGTAAGGTCCTCGACGAACCTACGACGATCGGCGGATAGCTAGGATAAGTATTCACGCTAATAACCCCCTTAAAGTTTCGCGCGAGCCTAAGACGTTTTTACTCACGCCGTTTAAAACTAAAGATATGACCCATTCGCCGTCGTTTCGCCTTACCGCGGCGTTAGATACCTTTACGTCCTCTCTGGTTTGATTTATTACTTCTACTTTTACGTTGTTTAAAGACGCTCCGACCTGCGCTTTTACGCCTAAGTCGCCGTTAGAAGTCCTTGTTAAAGGCATAATAGCTTCGGGGCTGCCGCCGTTTTTCTCGCCCATTACGCCGATGTCGGGGATGCCGCCTTTAGCGAATTTAAAAAAGGTCGGCTTGCTTACGATGGAATTTGCGTAACTATGCAGATCGGGGCTTGAAAATACGCCGCCTTGAGCAAATTGAAACCTAGTGCCGGCAAATAACCCCGACCCGGTCTTATAATACGCGGACGAGTTTAAAACCTGAGGCATTCCTCCGCTAGGCAAGCTCGCGCTCGGCGCAGAGGCGCCGAACATCCTCGGTAACATATCCGTAGCCGAATTGAGTAACGGCTGGATTATCGTCATCTTTACTATTTGCTTGTAAATTTGCCCTAAAATATCCTGCGCCAAATCGCCGAATTTCATAAAGCGATCGGAAGAATAATCGAAAAAATTACCCATCGCGTTTTCTAAGCTATTTAAGCCGCTATGCATAATCTGCCCCCACGTCGAGGCGTCGAATATTTGTTTTTGATGTAGGGCGTTTTCTAAAGCTACGGCCTTATCGTAGTATTCTTTATTTATCTCGCCTTTTTTTAGCATAGCGTCGTATTGTTCTAAAGCATGCGCGCGCTCTATTTCTATAAGTTCGATCCGCCTAGCCGTTTCGTCGGTTATTAGCTCCGTGCGGCGTTTTTGTAGGTTGTATATACGGTCTTGCAGTTTTAGATTCTCGTTGATATTTTTGATATTTTCGTTGCGCGCGGCTTCGGCTTCTGCGGCGCGTTTCTTTTCTATGTCGCTATCGAAGCTCTGTTTATACCGCGCCATTATCTTTTCAAATTCGCCGCCGTTTATGCCGGCGTCTTTTAGTTTTTTGCTTATCTCGCTTTGTTTTATGAGCCATAAATTAGCATGGTCGCCTATTTGGGTATAGTATTCTTTATAAATTTCGCTTTTAACTCTTAATCGGCTCTCCAATTCGCGATTACTCGAGTCGCCGCGTTTTTTGTCGAAATTCGCTATCTGCTCGTTGGTCTTTTCTAATTTTAACCTTAAGGCCTCGAGGGCTTCCTCTTGCGCTACTTGCTTCCTAATAGTATCTGCCGGTTCGCTTAAAATTTTGTCTATCTTTTCTTTAAGCTTGGCTGCATCTCCTTTAAGCTTGGACAACGTCGTTACGTGCAAATCTTTAACCATTTTTTCTAAAGAATTTATATATGCGGCGTCTTTTTGCTGCTGGGTCTCGATCGCGTCTATGCCTAAATTTATGCCGGCGATTTCTTTCCTTTGCTCTATAATCTTTTTATTTTGCGCGATATACCCGTCTCTTTCGGCCTTTAGCCTTATTATCTCGTCATTTTCTAATTTAGCCCATTTTATAATGCCGCTGAGATTATTATACGTCTCTAGTTTCCCGTTTATTTCGTCTATTTTCTTAAAGTTTTCGTCTAAACTAGCTTTTAAATCAAGACTTATAGCATCGCGCTGGTTTTGCGTAAGTTTTTGTAGCTCCTCGTTGGTCTTGCTTAGGGCATCGTTAAGTTTTTCTGCGCTAGGTTTTGCTTCATCCATGCTATTTTTGAGAGCAAAAAACGCCTCCACCGCGGCAAAGATAGCCAAAGTAGGTAAAAAGCCCATAAATACGGCCTTTAAAGAGCCTACGGTAACGCCGATTTTCATTAGCGCTCTATCCATAAAGCCAAGCTGTATAACGCCTACCGACGTTTGCGCCGCTACGGTTTTCGTCATAGCCGCATACGCCGCCATAGAGCCTTTGACGGACAAATACGTGCCGCCTAATATTCCAAGATGTTTAACTAGCGTTCCGATACCGCTAACTACGCCTACGATAGTATCTTTGTTTTCTTTCAACGCGTTTGCGAAGCTAGTTATCGCCCCGCTTATCGTTTGCGTCGCGCCCGTTACTTCGTTTACGTCGCCTACGATTAAATTTATTTCGGTTCTTAGATCGGTAAATGCTTTGCCGACGGTTACGGGCATTTGCCCAAAATCGCTGTCTATTCTACTCTTGACCTTTTCAAATGCGTTACTTAAAGCCTCGGCGGTTAATTTGCCCTCGCTGCCTAGTTCTCGTAATTTGCCGACGTTTACGCCCAGTCCCTCGGCCATATACCGCAAGAGCGTCGGGCTGGCCTCGGCGATAGAGTTAAACTCGTCGCCCCTTAGCGCGCCGCTACCCATGGCTTGACCGAATTGCTTTATCGCGGCCGCGGCTTCCTCTGCGCTCGCTCCGCCCAGTTGTAAGGCTTTAGTAAAGCTTGACACCATGTTATTAGTATCTTCGGCGCCTCTACCGATATTTTTAAGCGCGGGGGCTAATTTTGCGTATAAATTTATAGTTTCCTTGACGTCGGCGTGCGTATCTCTAGCGATGTCGCGTAGAGCCTCTTGTTGTTTTGCGTATTCGGCGGCCGAGCTAGTAGCCATTTTTAAGCGCGAATTTACTAAGCTCATATCGTCGGCTACTCTTACGAACTCGCGCAGCATAACCGAGCCTGCCGCGGCGGCTACGGCGGCCTTCAATCCCGTAAAAGAGTTAGCTAGTCCTTGTGCCGCGTTTTCGGCTTTTTTCGCTTCGTTGCTTACGCTGTTTAAATCGCTCTTTAGCTTGTCCGCCCCCTCAAATTTAGCGCTAACGATCAAACTAGCAACTTCGGTCATAATTTGCCCCTTTTTTAATCTAGGGCAAATTGTATATGAAATTTAAGGGGGCGTTGGTTTGGTAAAATTAGGCTAAAACTTCGTTATTCTCCATAAAAAAGCGGTCGTCGTTCGCCACGTATGCTTCAATCGCGCCTATTGCCGTAAAGACGTGTTCTAACTGCTCTTTTGTCTGCTGCAACGCTCTAAATGTCCTCAATTCCTTATCCTTTTTTTCATTCTCTAGTTTTATGCTCTTCTTTCTGTAAAAATCCCGCTCTTTCCTTGCGTGTTCTAGTAGTGTTTTTAAGGTTTCATATCTAGGTTCGCCGTTTTTAGGTTTAAATTCGGCTAGTTCGTTTTTTAAACTAGCGATGACGGCGTTATGCTGCGAAATTTGGGATTTGTAGCCGTTGATTTGGCTAGCGTGATTTCTAGCTTTAAGCTTGTTTGCCGCATCGAGTTCGGCTATCTTATTTACGTAGGCTTCAAATTTAAGTCGCTTTATCTCGTCGGCCATTCGATTAAAAGCGTTGATATACTCAATCTTAAATTTGTACGCCTTTTCGCCCGTAAAACCCATAGCGAGTAAAACGAAGCCGTCTTTGGTTATCTCGTAATAAGGTTCACTCCTCACGACAGCCCCAAATTTCGCCTTTCTCTCTGTAAGCCGAAAATTCGGCTCACGAAAATCAGCTGGGATTTCCGCTATTTTTGCTAGAATATGTTTGTGTTGTTTGTTAAAAACCTCAGACACACTTAAAGAGGTGGTAAATGCTTCCCCATTTGCCACTTCAAACTCTACTTCACAATTATTGATAATAACTGCGTTACTCATTTTGTCTCCTTTTGTTGAGATTAGGTTTTGCTAGTTAAAAATAACTATTCATTATTTTTAACAATCTAATTGTAACGATTAGTTGCTTAACGCAGGCTTAATAATATTGCTAATAGTGATTTTTATATTATTATAAGTAACTATTAGATACTATTATGTAATTTTATGCGAGGCAAAAAAATGAATAGAGATGAATTTAAAAACCTACTAAACAAAGCAAAAATCAATAAAAAAGAACTATCAGAGCTTTTAAATTTGCCGTATGGCACTGTTAATAATTGGGGGACTAGCAACCCTTATCCAGAGTGGCTTGATAGTTGGTTTGAGAATTTTATCAAAGCCAAATCATACGAGGAAATAAAAAATAAGGTTTTTGAAGTAGAGGGTAAAGGCTAACAAAAATGAATTACGATGATTTTTCGGCGAGATTAAAAGAGTTAAATTTAACGAGAAGCGATTTTGCAGAAATGGTAGGAATGAGCTATAATTCGGTCGCCAATTGGAAGCTAAAAGAAATCCCCGCTTGGGTAGAGCCCTTTTTGTATCACTACGAAAAGGGCAAAAATTTAGATGAGATACTAGCGATAATTAAGAAGTATGAACAATAGTTTCTTAAAAAAATTAAAAAAAGTCATCAGAATTAATCCAATAGGTTTTATTTTGATACTCTTTTCCTGACGGCAAAACTTTTATATAATTTTCTTCAACTTCTAAAATCTTTAATTCTGTAGCGCTTGGATACTCATAAAAAAATTCGCAATCTTCCGGTGTTTTAAACGGCTGCTTTTTTGTGGCTCGAGTTCTTGCTTTCTCGGCTTTTAACAAAGACTCTTTTTTTTCGCACCCCAAAGCAGACCAAGTAACTTTTATGATGCTGCCTACCTTAAAATCAATTGTCTTTAGCTCAGATACGTCTATTTCAATTTGATTTTTTGTGTTTTTAAAGGTTTCATATTCTATTACAACCTTATCGGCTTTTAAAAACTGTTGATAATATTTGTCTTTTAAATCCACTACTGCCGACCCAGCGTTATTAAAGATTACCGCCGTTGCCGAAAACGGTTGACCTTTATCAAACCTTATTCTGATGGTTTGCGTAGATTCTCCATACTCGGTAACATTTTTTATAGCAAACATCCCTAGGTACAAGTCCTCTTTTTTATTTGGACTAATATAAATCTGATCGTTTGGTCTGGGCTTTGGTTGGTTGGAAAAATAATACAGCTTATTCCCGTCTGTTATGCAAGAAAATATATATTCTTTTTTATCTTCCATTTTATCTACGGATTCTACAAAAGTGCACTCCGCAAAAACAATCCCTTGAAAAAAATATAACAACAATAAAAACTTTCTCATTTTTTCTCCTTAATAAATTTTCAGTAAATTTTATAATAATTTTGCATAAAAGTAGCCTTTAAAAGACTACTTCGTGAATTTTGCTTTGATAGATGAAAAAGATTTCGGGTTAAATTCGCCTTGATACGGCGCATAGGCTTGCTTGTCGTCGCTATTTATTTCGGCGGCGTAGATACGGCTTAAGTTGCGTAAAACCGATATTTCCCACCAATTAAATTTGTCACCCGTTAGCTCGGTATAATTTTTAATATCGTTAAAATCTAAGGCTACCGCGCCAAAGCCGCTATTTTTGCAATATCCTAGCTCGTTAAGCGCGTATAGTAGATGCCGTCCTTGGGTTACCGGAGGGAACTCGCGCTCTTTAACGTCGGTTTTTGCGTAGTAGGCTAGCTGTCTGACGTATAGCGCGAGTTCGTCGCTTACTTTTTTAAAAAATTTCTCGCATTCTCTGCGAAACGCTCGACTTGACTAGCGATTAGCGGATAGGTTTCGTAAATTCTTTTAACTTCGTCGGGGCTAAATTTTAGCTCTTTGCCGTTTTCGCTAATACCGCTCCAACCTACCGTAAGCCCCGCCATAACCTCTAGCGTGCTCTGTGCGGCGCTTTTATTTTCTTTTACGGCATTCATAAATACCTCGCGTCCTTTTTTGCCGTGAAAACTTAGTACTTTGATTTTGATGTCGGTCGGTTTGTTGTCAAGATCAAGTATAGTTAGCTCAACGCCCGTTTCGCCCGCTGAAATATCGAAATTATTTAAATCCATAACTTACGCCCCCTTAGCTTCTATGATGTCGTCTAGGCGCGTTATTTTGATGGTTACCGGTACGCGCACGACGTCGTCTTTTGCGATAGATACGCCAGTTTTGGTGTTTATAAACTCGCCCGTGATGTAGGTCGGATTTTTATTTGCTCCCGTAGCAGGCTCGTCGCTACCCACGATGATAAATTGCTTTCGTAGCTTCTTGTTAAACATCTCGGTAAGCTCTTTTACGCCGTTATTTTGCCCCGCCGCATAAAATAGCTTTAATTCCGTCTCACTGTAGCTTATAGCGCCCTGGGATACTGCCGTAGCATCCTCGTCTATGCACTCGTATTCGTTGGTTTTACGAGTTTTGGTAAAGTCACCCAAATCCTCTAAATATGCTATACGTTTTGCCGATGTTAGCGCCGTTTTTATTTTAGCCGCGTCGCCTAAATCGACGCCAGTGTCGCAAATATAAAATTTAGTAAGCTGGCTATCTGTTACTTTTAACTGCTCCGCCATTTTCACTCCTTATAAGATTTAAAATAAATAGAAACGGCTACGCCGTAGCGATCGCCGTCAACGCCTAAAATATTAACGCTCGTCGGAGCGGTAATAAAAACCTTATTTTCTAGCTTTACGCCTACTTTAAAAGCTTTTTCATAAAGCTTCGCGCGCTCTAAAACGTCTTTGACGCCTTTGCCGGCTGGGTAGCGTAAGGTTATCTGAAACACGCCCAATACTTCTGAAATACTATCATCAATTACCGCCGCCTCTGGTTTGGCGGGTAAAAAATGTAGTTGTTGGTAAGGCTCGCCTGCTCTTGGCTTAAACGTCGTATTTTCAAAAGCCGTGTCGATAGCGGGGGCAACCGCTAAAACCGCTTTTTCTAAAGCCTGCCTAATTCGTAGCATTAGCCGCCCTTTTTACGATTTGTTTCCAGCGGATAGCATTGCGCCTTACCATACCTTGCGGGGCTTTTACCTTACTCCAACCCTCAAACTCTATGCGAAAAGCGTAGGGCAAGTTATTGGTAAAGTAAAAGGTTTTATCTAGCGCTAGCTGATTGTTTACGAAGCTATTAGCCCTATCGCCCGCCTCGTTTGCGGTCGCTTCAGTCGTCTGCTGGCTAGCTGCGCCTACGCTAGGAAACCAATTATTTTTAGCATTATATAAATATCTTCCTATTCCAAATCCACTACTAGCAACTCTTTTAAAAGCATTTGATATCCCACCTTTTATTGATTCAAAATCTGTCATTGGAGCACCATCTTCCTTTGTAATCCACTCATCATTAATTTTAACTGATAAGGAACATATAAAACCAGCCCCTACTTCTTTATATCTTGTAGTCCAACCATTAACACCAAATAAATCATCTAAACGATTCTGAATTGCTCTAGCCTGTACATAAGCGAGAGCCAAGCCCATAGTTTTATCATTATTTGTAGCTCCAACTCTAAATTCAAGCTCATCTTTTGAAAATGGTTCTCTTAATTTTTCTAATAAATTATTCATACTAACTCCTCTCTTATTTTTAAAGTGCTTTTATAATTTCTTCTATTCCTTTTTTATCTTCACTACCATATATTATTTTTTCCATAACTTTAAGTACCTTTGAAAATGATTTTTCTAAGTCTATTCCTTTTCTAAAAGTAGATAAATATTTATATTGCCCTGATACATCTAAATCAAAATGAGTTCCTAATATTAAAGCTCCTATTTCAGCTTCAGTTTCTTCTTGAGAAACAGTTAAAGATTTTTTATTTCCTAAATTAAAATGACAGTTATAATGTATAAATTCATGTACCATTGTAGCTGCCATATCAATTCTATTACTTAATTTCTTAATAAATATAGTCTTACCATCAGTTTCTCCCATAACTTTATCATCATAAAAAGTTTTCTTTAATTCTATAGGGGCATATTGCTCTATACATTTTTTAACTGCTCTATAAAACTTCATAGGAGTATATTTAAAGTCTTCACTTATTTTCATCTCAATATTTATTTCAGGAAATTTAACTGCATTTTCTGTAGCTTCAACTTGTGATTTATCAAAGACATTTACATATTTATAACCATAAATATCTTCTTCTACTTCTTTTCTATCATTT